ATACCTGTTCCAGTAGATAATGCAGAAGTAGAGAATGTTAACATACCAACCTGATATAGGTAGTAAGCAACAGATGGGTGAACTACGATTGTATCTAGTTCTTCACCTCTTTCACCAAGAAGTGATCTTCCTCTAGCAACTGTAGCTGCTGTTAAGAAGTTAGACTCGGTAGCACCAGTACCAGCTTTTGCTATATCAAGAGCATTAGATGATAAAGCTGTACCAAATATTCCATGAAGTTGATAGAACAAACGTGTTGAATTTAGTTTGTTGATTGCATCTGCAAGCTGATCTCTAATGTGACCCATTGGATCTTCACCAGCAGCTAGTACAGCAATATCATCAACAGCATACGCAAAACCTCTATGACAGATAGTTGCGATCTGTGTTCCTGTACCAATCTTCTGTGGTGTTAGATAACCACCATTGCTAGTACCCCATGTAGAAGTACCATTGATGATTTCCTCAGTTGGAGATACAGGGTTAAATTCTGGAACCTGGATTCTTGTACCACCAGTTCTTGAATCAAGAAGTGCGTTACGAACCACAGCACCAGACTGTATAAATGCACTACGTTCTTTAATTGCTTCGGAAACGTATGCAGAAAAGTTATTTCTCTTAACAATGTCCGCTAATAGGACACCGCCAGAGTAATTCTGAAACGGAGCAGCCATTCAGATTACCTATTTAAGTTTTTTGCGATCCCCTAGTCACAGACAAGGGCATTAGTCTCACGGAAACTAACTACTTTTGAGCCTCTTGCTTGAGCACTGCTGCAAGCTGAGGGTTCTGATCTGATATTAGCATTTGTTGAGTTATGTTGCCCGTTTTCCAGGGATTTACCTGACCTCCAGAAGCATTTGCTACAGGACTAGGTTTTGCACCCATGCCAGCAGCAGAACTTGGCTTAAAATGATGTTCCCAACCACTTCCAGGATTTTTGAGACTTGTGAGATAAGAGTCTAAGTCTTGCTCAACTCCTCCATTAAGAACAACTACTTTACCTTCAGCATTTTTTTGTAACTTACTTTGTATCAACGCCAAAGTTTGTTCTGCATTTATAGCACCTAAGTTACTGATAGCTGCAAGGGCTGTTGTTTTTGTTGAAGCCATTTCGTTAGAAGTTTTTAAATCATCTAACTGTTGAGATAAATTCATTATTTGTTGCTCTCTTTCTTGAGCAGTTTTATTTGCTTCTTCCCAGAGAGTTTTCCATTGACCTTGATCTTCTAATTCTTGTTTCCGTTGTTCATCTTTCTGTTTATAAACATCATCAAGTTTACTTTTGATGCCTTTAAATTTTTCTTGTGCTTCAGCAGCTTCTTTACGAACAGCAGCTAGTTTTGCTTCGTATTCTGCTTTTACAGAATCTAAATTTGGTGATTGTGGTTGTGAAGTAGTTTCAGCCACGGGCTGTTCAGCGTTGGTCACAGACTCAGGCTGAATTACTTTTTCTTCGATTGCCATTGATTATTCAGAGATTGGACTATCAGTTTTCTTTTTAGCAACTTTTTTTTTAGTTGTTTTTGGAGCAGGAGAGACTTCAGTCTTAGGCTCTACTACTTCCCATTTGTAAGTTCCGTCAGGTTGCAGAACATAATCTATTGATCCAGACATAAAAATGTATGTATTTATATATCATCTTATCAAACTATTCAGTTTTGGCTTCATTTCCTGATGGTAATACTTCACCTTGAACTAAAATATCTCTAAATTCCTCTCTATCAATAACTTGTTGATCGAATAATGATGTTAAGGCTGTAATATCTTGTCCAATTAATCTTTCAATATCAAAATCTCTACTAATTTTCACTTCTGGTGGTTCAATTCCTACATATTCAGCAGATAAATTAAAACATTTTTGAAGTTTTTGTTCTAATTCCATAGAAACCATAGCAAGCATTGAATTAGTATCAACACGATCTAATCTTCTAGCATCAGCAGATTCAGCTACAAACTTTTGTTGACTCAAAGTACT